CAGAATAGTATTTATACGGTGCAAGATATTTATTATCTATCAGCCACTTCGTGCTTACTCCCTCAATCAGAACGTCATTGACGGCTATCAGACCTTCCCCCGACAGCCTGCAAGGCGTAGCGGTTACGCCCACTCGCTTTGCTTTTGGGAAAAAATCATAAATTTTTTTGTACGATGACGAAACGGCATGATGATTTTCATCGGTGATGATTAGCTGGGGTTCTGGTTCGGTAGTCAGATGCCTGCATACTGTCTGCACCATAGCCACATGACACAGCGACATATCAACCCCCCATTTCCTGAAAGTGTCCTCTACCTGCTCACACAGCTCCTGCCTGTGGACAATGAATAACACTCTGTTGCGTTTAGCGGTCGCCTGCATAGCCATGAAAGCAGTGATGCAGGTTTTCCCGCTTCCACACGGGGCAACTATACAGGGGGCTTTTTTTCCTTGTCTATACGCTTCACGGGCTTTCTGTATCAGGTCTTGCTGATACGGTCGTAGCATCATCATTACCATTTACTTCCTTTCTGCTTTTAATTTCCTTAGCCATGCAGTTCCAGCAGAGTGGGCGACCGTATGCTTTCTGCGTTCCCTGCACTATCTGCTCTGCTGTACGTCCCTGTGCGGGGCGTATCACCTGCTTGCAGTCTGTACAGCGTGCAGGCTCAACGCCGCTGTCCAGCCAGTCTTTTAGCTGTTTTCCCAACTCCGGCGTAATCACATCGCAGAAACCCTCAAGAAAAGTGGTATCTTTTGACACGAAAGCTTTGTGAGTGTTCCTGTCAATGTTTAACATGATGTCAAATTCGTATTCAACGTTTTCACGCTGAACTGGGGCTAATCCGACTTTTACGGGGCATTGTTTGCCCCTCTCGTTTTCCTCCATGACGTAGGCGGTTTTCGCCCTCATGGTGCAAATCGTGTGGGCAGGAGCAGCAAGAATTGTGTTGATGAAGCTGTTCTGTATCTTGCCGGCATCGTTCCATGCAGTGAATGAATTTTTTCGTGTTGTCGCTTCGATATTGTCTTTAATCGCCAGTACACCTCCATCGCCGTCCCAACCGTGCGAAAGGCTGTCAATGATGATAACGCCGTCTTCACCGACTACACCCGCTGCTTCCTGTATCAGCCCTATGTAGCGGTCAGGGCTGAACGGAGCAGTCAGAGAGGCATACATGAAGCTTCCTATGCCAAGGTCTGAGCGGTCGGCATAAAAGCGAGCCCTCTCATGCTCTGTGTCAATCAAAGCGACCTTAGACCAGTCCCCCGCTATACCGTATGCCAAAAGCAAGGCAGACACCGTTTTCCCGCTTCCTGATACGCCAGTCAGACCACAGCGGAGCTTGCTTTTTTTGCGTGTTACTTTTTCAAACATTTTAAACCCTCCTATTTTACAATTATGTTTTTGTTGCTTTTCAGCCTTGCACCCTCGACCATACCGCCGGACTGCAAGACTGCTTTAATTTTGGTTTTATCTGGTGAAATTTCGGTTTTTATTCGTGTGAAGCCTTCTGGAATTTTGTCCATGTCCAGTATCTCCACCACTGTGGACGACCTGAACGACACCTGACATCTCGGTGTGCTGAACTTTACGCCGTCCGTAGCAGTCGCAATCCATGCTTTCAGCGTGTCAATTTTACCCTCGTTGCTTTTTATCCTGCTCTTTAGGGTTTCGACTTCGCTTTTCATCGCTTCATTTTCGGCTGTGAGGTCTTTTATCCACAGTGCGACACTTTCAATCTTTTCAGTTTTCGCCATCTCCAAGGCTGATAATGCCTCTAAACCCTGCTCCGTAATTTCGCCGTTTTCGTCAATGTTTTCCAAAAGAACACGAAGGATTTCGTCATTGATTTGATATAATGTCATATTTTCACTCCTTTCTGATAGTTAAGATACAGTTTGTGGTACTCCGTTTGTACCCTGATAAACCACTTTGCATCTTTTCTGTTGTCCGTTTCTGTGAGCATTTTCCACACCCCACGGCTGAAGCCCCAAACCTGCCATGTAGAACCGTCCCGCTGAAGCTGAAATTGTTTGCGAACACTTCTCGGATACTTAGCCATTGTCGTCCGCCTCCTCTTCAAAAAGCGGTTTCAGATACTCAAGCCATTCATCTTCGTATTCCTCCAGGAATGGCTCAAGGATTTCCAGCCGACTCATAGCATCCTCCGCATAGCATTTGAAGCAAATGTCTCCCGCCGTTTTGTCGCCCTCCGTGTGGCAGGCGTGACAGTGCAATGTTTCATCGCCTCCTGACACGAGGGTTTTGTAATATTCACCCCTGTCTGTATCCGCTTCATAGCGGTATTTCGGTTCGTTATCTTCCCAATCGTAATATTCCGACATTTTTATTTCTCCTTTTCTTAAATTGTCTTGTCCTGCTCTTATTTATCGGGGCGAAAAATGCTCGTCCCAACCTTCTGAGTGGGAAGCTTCGCCAAAGCCCCCACACTGAAACCGCACCTGTCGCAAACGTTGCTAATGTCAGTGTTTCGCTGTCCCAGTGCATAGCTACTGCGATGCCTGACAGTGAAAAGAGTGCCGAAAAGCCCACATAGGCACACACTGTAGCGATACGGCTTCCGGCTCTACTTATTTTTTCTTTTTTCATATTTTGTCACCTCCTTTAATATGAACTCATCTTTTTCCAGTGGGTTTCGCAGCATGCGGTAAACTGTTCGTTGTGACACATTTAGCACTTTTTCCACTTCCGCTATAGTGGGGTACTCCGCCACGAACTTTCTCCCCTTTTTGGTGTACTGGACTATGTATCTTTTCGGTACTTCTTCCGTGTCCTCAGTTGCCGGTTTGTCCGCCAGAAAAAGCGGGCATTCCCTGATAGCGAAAGTGTGAACGTTTCCCGTAAGCACCTTCGGGGTAGCCGTCCACCCCTCGACCGGCTGAAAATTATCCGCCCACGGACAGCCCCTGAGCGGTAAAGCCCTTTGACAGTCCCAACACAGCTGTGAGGACTTGCCTTTTTTATTTACGTTAGCCATTATTTTCTTCCTTTCTGAATTTCAAAATTATTTTTTCACATTCGTCCAGTAGTGGAATAAACGGAATGTTTTCCATCTGACTTACAAATTTGCTGAAAGATAAAGAGCCGTCAAGATGTTCAAGTAGTCCTTTTCTCGCCTTCATTTCCAGAGCTACTGGGTCTATTTTCTCTTTTTCCGGTTCTTCGTCAATGTACATGGATACTGACAAATTAAAATTATTTTCTTCAACTTCTTTGAAGGAAACTACTTTTTCAAAATCATTGTGTTTGAATTTTATGTCCGATGTTTTCTTATTCTTTCGGATTACTACGCACACGGTAGCTATTTTGGTATCAACAAAATGACCGCCGTCAATAGCTTCCACTGTGTCAATGTAGTTATTTCGCACAAACCACTCTCGGATTTTGCCCTCTGAGTTCCCTCGATATGTAATCCCCGGGAACTCCAAGATTACCGCCATTCCGTCATCACTCAGCATATGTAGTATGTGGGCGATAAAAGCATAGTCAGCTTTGCTCCTCGGTGGAAGTGCAGGAAGTCCCGAAAATCTTTCATCAGACACCTGCTCCCACTTCACGGAGAACGGTGGATTAGCAATGATGTATTTGAATTTCCTATCCATGAATGCAGGATTCTTGAGTGTATCACCGGTTTCACCAGTGAAATTTTTAAGATGCTTTTCGGCGTACTCTATTGCTTCACCATCTATGTCCTGACCGTACTTTCTGACTTCATCAGGAAAAACGCTTAGCAGTCCGCCTACACCACAGGTGGGGTCGTATATTTCCGTGATGCCGTCTGGAATGTAAGATTTTAAGTATTCTGCGAGTTCTGGCTGGGTATAAAAAACTCCTTGTTCTTGCAAAGCTTTTTTCGTTTCTTTAAGGTTTTTTATCACTATGACCCTCCATGCCTTTTCGGCTTTCGACCATGATATGAATGCTTTTCATCATAATTTCCCATCATGGAATTTGCATCTAAGAAATAAAACTCCTTATTCTTAGATATTGCTTCCAAAAGCCCGATAAGAGCCGTGCGGGCTTCGCTTTCTTCTGCGTATCTTCCGACAGTTCTTGACGGTCTGTCATCGCTGTAGGACGCACATATCAGGAATGCATCTTCCTTTTCAGCGATAACGAAACGCTCCACGGTGTCGGTATTTATCAGCTCCCTGCGAGAACCGTTCATAAACCACATATTTTTTACACCTCTTTCATTTTTTAACATACGCAGAGAATAAGAAAACCGCTGATTTCTCAGCGGTTTCTATTTCGGCTTAAAGGGCTTTCAGAATGTCTTTAGCTATGCCCTTGCCGTAGCCATGGTATACCGGGATTTCTCTGTGGTACCGATATCCCTTGCTATTTTCATAGGTCAGGAGAACGCTCGCCCTGTCTTGCACCTTGCGGTACTCACAGGATACAATGCCGTCCTCCATCGCTATCAAAAGTGGTAACAAATTCTTGTTAATCCACTTTTGGAGGTCGGAAGTCTTGTATCCGCTCCAGTTAGGGCTCCACAGCTCGAAGCACAAATAGTGTGTGCCAAGCTGCATACGTCCCCCGGTGCTGTCCGTCAGGAATTCTGCCTTTTCCGGATATTTTGCCAGTTCGGCGACTTCCGGTATAGCAGAAATTTCTTTCAATGCCTGCTCTTTCGTGTGGGCGTTTACCGGGATTTCCACCACTATGACACGGTCCTGATAATGGATTGTGCCATAGCTGGTAAACTGACACCAGTAATTGCCCTGGTCGTACAGTTTCGTCCCTTCGGCATAGCGAACGTCACTGGCTTCATATGCCAGTGATATCATGTTTTTTTCATACGTGTTCATAATATTTCCCTTTCTGCCCCTTTCGGGGCTGTCGATTTTTTTACTGCTCCATAAGCGGAAGTACGCCCTCGCTTTTCAGCAAGTCGTACAAGAAAAGTCTACCTTTCTGCGTCCAGTACATATGCACCTTCGTATGCACAGTGCCGTCTGGAGCGTTGAAGGTCTGGGTCTTTGTGCTGGTATAGCCCTGCTCAGCGTATCGCTGATACAAGAACCAACATTTTCCCTGCTTAAACTGAATGTGTTTTTTATGTAAAAAATCATTCAGCCACACAGCCGACTTTCCGTAGTCTTTCGCAATCTGCGTTACGGAAAGCAAATCTTTGCAGTTCAGAACCACATCGTAGTATGAAGCTTTCGGCTTCATTTCTGCGATAGTCTGTGACTGTACGGCAACTGTGGTTTCAAGCAGGGCGGACTTTTCTTGTTCCGCTTTCAGCCTCTGAAGGATTTCAATCAGTGTATCAGGGTTCTTCAGTGCTTCACCCAGTGTCTGCGGGGTCATGTACGCACCGTGTTTCCTGATAGCTGGCAGAACCTCGGATGTCACCCAACGCTTGAATTGCTTTGCTGTTGAGAGTTTGCTGGAAAGAACAAGGGAGTATAAACCGCTCTCGTTGATGATGACGGCTTTACTTTTGTAGTTTGAACCAGTCCCCTGAATCAGGGTACTGGTTTTGTCCTCATCATCAACATGGACTGCTACAGCATTTTCAGGCTTTGCATATCCAAGGCTTTCTGCAATGTCTTTTCCAACGAACCATGGTTCATCATTGATTTCCATTGTTCTGATTGTTCCGAAATCTGAATTCTGAAAAATTTTTATTTCTTCCATAATATCCTCCTTCGGGGAACACTCTGAAATAGGAGTGTTCCCCCTATCTTTTTGTGGTGTTCGTCTGCCTATTTATTCTGTTTTCAAGATGCTTTGTTTTATTCACTTTTTGCTGTTTTCCAACCCCTGCATATACCCCATAAGTAAGAGGTAGATGGCGAATAAGTTTTCCTCATCAAGTTGGGAAATCAACTGAATAAATTCATCATGGAAATTTCTTTTCATATTCTTCATATTCCTCACCTCCTTACACTATCGGTGTAATTTAACACAAATCGTGTACCGTGCTTATATAATACATCATATCAAATTAAAAGTCAACACCTTTTCTTTCTTTTTGTATAATTTCACAAAAATAGTTCATATTTTTATGTATTATACACAAATAGTGAATCTGTACTTGACAAACATACACTTTGAGTGTATAATTCTTTAGTAGAAAGGAGGTGTAATAATGAACCTTTCCGAAAAATTAAAAGTGTTGCGTAAGGCTTCCGGTAAATCCAGAGAGGTTGTTGCTAACGATTTAAGGATAAAGCCAAGAACCTTGCAAGCATACGAAACAGGAGAACGAATACCGACTGTCGATACAATCGTACTGATAGCGAAGTATTATAAAGTAACAACAGATTTTCTGTTGGGTATGGCTGAAAAATCGGATTTTTCAGGAAAAAAGAAAATTTTTTCTGAAAATATAGCACGCAAGCTGATTGAAAGCTTTGATGCAAGGTCTGATGAAGCCAAGATTGTCATCTTGGATTTTCTCGAAGACTTTGTTAAAGCAGCAAAACAGGATGAAAAAGAAAAACTCGAAAAGGAACAAACCTCTCCTGTTTCTGCACCGCCACCTGAAGAAAAAACCTTCACGTTCCGGCGAGTAGCTCGCAAGGACGGAGAACCTACGAACATAACCTTAACGCAGAAAGAACTTGACGACATCATGAACCAGCCGGACGAAGCAGACTACTGATAAACAGAAATACCACCATGCCACAATTAAGTGATGTGGTGGTATATTTTTTTATTCTCAAAAGGGACTATTTAATATAAATGTCTGTAATCTTGAAAATATTTTTCATTGTACTGGAAGTAAAATAGTATAATATTGCTATAAATTTTGCTATATATTTTGCAATGACAAACGCCCGCAAACCCTGTAAAATAGGGGTTTGGAGGTGATAATATGTTCAACAATTACAAAATCTACAAAGACACACGAAATGCGAGTTGGCAATTTCTCATTGACCATCAAATTGGAAAATTGCCGATTGACTTAAAAAGCATAACAGCAAGCATGGGCGTAAAAATCTTGGTGGACAAAACCCGAAAAATTGTTTCACAAAAAGGCTACGGAGTTACAATTTACCACAACGATATGACTATTATAGCTGTAAGTCCTGATTTATCCAGACAAACAACACGTTACACAATAGCTCACGAAATCGGTCACATTGTTCTTGGTCACACGCTTAGCGATATACCTACTCTGACACCTGCGGAACAAGAGTATCAAGCTGAACGCTTCGCAATCGGCATTCTTGCCCCTGCCTGCGTGCTGTGGGGACTCGGTTTGCACACACCGGAAGAAATCGCAAAAGCGTGTGACATCAGTCTGACTTCCGCAAGGATAAGAGCTGAGCGAATGAAAACGCTGTATGCCCGAAACGCTTTCCTGCTTAGTCCCTTGGAACATCAGGTATTTCAGCAGTTCAAGCCTTACATTGACAGCCTGAAATAATTTTTTTGCCCCTATCAGTGTCGAATTTTGTAGAACCTTGTCGAAATATTTTCCTCGGAAACTTCTTGTTTTCTGTCAGAAAAACTGGTATAATATAATAACACCGAAAGGAGGTGATAAAATGTTAGAAATTCTCAAAGACATAGTTACCTGCGTAGAAAGCACAGTGCCGGTAGTGCTTACGGGGACTGCACAGGTGATACATATGTGTGCAGAAAACGAAGTGCTGAGTGTCTTCATGGGGCTTGGCATTCTCGAAGTGGTGTTCGGGATAATCGGAAAACTTAACCACAGCAGATAAGGGGGAAACATAATGAAATTTCAACGGGGGATAAAGATGGTGGCAGGGGCGTTATGTCTCTGCCTTTTCTTATCATCTTGTGGTAACAGTACAACCCAAATTGAAGATGCAGGTTCAATTGTATATGACGAAAATCGTATAAGAATATCGAATTTCAAGATAGACGAAGATGAAATTGTCTTTTCTTTGGATAATAACACTCCCGGCAAAGTAGGTATAAGGAATGCGGGTTTCGCTGAAAATTCACATTATGTAGGGTTTGCCCATGAGATGTGGGCAAATAGTGGGGAGAAAACAGAAATTCATACATGGTTTTTGGAGGATTGTCCAAGTGAAGCATATACAGGTAAGGTATTTCTGAATATCACTATAACAAACGACAATGGGTGGAATATAGATGCGTTTTGTGCAACTATTAACATTATCAGCGGTGAAGTCCAAGACGTATCACTTGGAGAACCCGTAGAAACACCAGAAAGAATTGACAGTGATACTGATAAACCTACATTCACTATCCCCCACGGCGAACTTCTCAGCGTTCAGACATCGGGTGACACTTTGACGCTGAAAGCTAAAATAACGGCATTATACAGCGATAAAACCACCATTGACCAGAATTATTTTAATGTCGAAAACGTAATAAAAAATCAAGGCGGCGACCAGTACAGCAAAATCCAGTATTCAGCAGTCTTTAAGTCAGAGGGTGGAGAGGAAGTTAAAGTCATATCGTTCACTTTGACCAGTGACACGATAGAATTAATAAAAAATGGTAGTATCGCCGCTACACAGATTGGCGATTATGCATATGATTTGTATGTTTTGCCATCGCTTATGTAATAAAAAAGGACGGTATTTAACCGTTCTTTTTTTTCTGTTTTCAGATATGCGTTTTAAGGCGGTTTTTAGACCGCTCACGGCGTTTTTAGCGTTTATCCGTAAAACTATGCCCACAGTGAAAACACATCACTGTGGGCAAAAATAAACCATATTTTTTCGGCAGGCTCTATGACTTACGGGAATTTCAATGCTTCTCTTGGAATGCCCATGTTCTTTGCTTGCTCAATTATTTGTTTCCTCAAATCGGCGTATTCTTCTTTGATATGTTTGTCAATTTCTTCTTCTGAGCATCCTTTTTGTCTAAGTTCCGCAAGCTCTGAGACATAGCCCGGATACTTATTGAAATCTATGCCAGTTTCAGCGTAGAGTTCCTCACCAAGAAATTCTAAACGGTATTGTTCGCTAAGGTCTGCGGCAAGATAGGCAACGTCTATGTCAACATTTCTGCCTTTCCCTTTCTGGAAATTAAGGACAATATCCCTAATTACGACAGCATAATCGTTGTCGTAATAATCGCTTATTGCAGCGACAGTGGGGATTGTTTCCATAGTCACCTTGTTTATGACCTTATCCAAGGAAATAGCATAGACATTGCCGTCAACATCAACGCCTGACATATCGTCCTTACTATATATGATTCTCCTCATTTTATTTCCTTTCTGCAAGCCTTACGGGAGGGGGCTTTGCGTTCCCTCTTTAAAAAGAAGCCTCTATTAAGGGGCTTTTGTATTATTTATTATTTTTTAACGCTTTTTTTAATCCGGACACTGAACGGATTCTTGTTTTTTCCGCCCAATCTGTGGCATATATCACAGGTTCGTCATCTCCACCGAAACCTATTTGTATGCCTTTTATCTTGTATATGCCTCTGTTTTTTAATTTTTCATCATCGTGTGCCCCGAAGAAAATGGCTTTAAAACTTTCGAGCCATTCCGATGTGGCTACCGATATTCCCATTTCGCTTTTTTCCTCAGCAAAGTTGAAACTACAATAATAGTAGTCTCCTTCTTCACATATGCGGGGAGCACCTATTCTGTACCACCATTTTTCTTCAATAGTGGTAATCCTGTCGCCGTATTTCATTCCGGCAGCTACCAAATGCCATGAAATATCATCAGTGAACCCCATAGCATTCAGTTTGTCCAAAACCGCATAATCGTTTATACCGCCTTCATAACATTCATTCCCGAACTCGAACAGTTTTTTTACTGTTTGAGTTGAATAGGAATTGTACCTTTCCATGTTTTTTCCTTTCTGCAAAACCTTACGAGAGGGGGCTTGCGTTCCTTCTTTTTATTATATATTTTCCGGGATTATCTCCCGGACGCTTGTCTCTAACGCTCCAGCAAGCTTTGTGAGCGTTCTGAGCGTCAAGGTATATATAAAATCATCAGATGTTTCAATCTGACTTATAGTGGTACGTGATATACCACTTTTTTTTGATAATTCTCCTTGTGTCAGCCCCATGCTGACACGAAGGGTTTTTATTTTTGAAATTCTCATACGAATTCCTTTCTGCGAGGCTTTACTGGGGATTTCCTCGCTGTCCCTCTCGACTGTCTATATTATATACTATCCTGTTAAAAATGTCAAGCATTCTGAACAGATTTGTAAGATTTAATAAAAATATGTGTTGTTGTATGTGCAACTACACTACAAAAGCCCCAAAAATCTGGGGCTTTGTTTCATTTTATCTTATGTATGGTTGCCGTTTCTATGTCGCCATTAACCACAGTTGTTTTCCTTATCAGCAAAAAAAGAGAGCTAAAGAGGGCAGATATTGACAACCTCCTCTTTAACCCAGAAGCCCCTCCGTTCTCCTGCCCGCAGTTATAGAGGTTGTTGTTCTATCTATATTTTTGTTAGCTTTCTTGTTATTGGGAGGTGGGCGGGGTAGCCCCTTGTTATACTAAGTCTTGTTATAAGGGGACAGCGACCCACGCAGTTTCGGGGTTCGCAGGCTGTTGACCCGTATCACTTTCTGCTACTACGGTAGAACTTTATACAGGGGGTGATACAACTTTCTACACAAAGGGGTACTAAGATATACAGTAGGGTAGTACAAAAATATACATATGATAAAATGGAAATATACAGGTGATACAAAGATATACACGGGGGTAAAAAAAATACCGCCCAAACGGACGGTAAAAAAAATTTGTATTTCCTCTTGATTTTTTTAGAAAACTGTGGTATAGTAAAAAAAGAGAACGCATAAAAAAAGCGTTCTCTGGTTAGAAAGTCTGCAAACTTTCTAACCTAAAGAATGTCGAAACAACCAACATTCAAGAGAAACGTTTTCCTTAAGCGTCTGTAGATATTGTACCACAGTGGAAAAGGAAAATAAACAAAGAATTGTGAAAACCTCTTGAAGATGTTGTGAACGACATCTAAAGGAGGTTTTTTTAATATGAAAGAAAAAAGAATGATGGTGTCAAAAAGCGTTGCTCTAACGCAGGCTAATCAGAACGGCATGGGGCTTACAGAATATCGTATATTTTTGTACGCCCTTGCAAAAATAAATCCCTTGGACGTTGAAAAAGCTAAGGGCGAATTATATATATCCCTGAGAGATTTCAGGGATATGTTCCCCACTAAAGATAGGGGGTACAAAAATATACACAGGGCGATAGAAGCCGGAGAAAACCGCTTTATCGTCCTCCAGACCGGGGAAGCCCTCAAGGTGTGGGAAACCATCACCTTAGAGGGAGATTACATTAGGGTACAGTTCTCCGAGGATATCATACCACACATCACCGACCTTAAAGGCGGGTATGTGAAATACCCTCTGGAAGAAATCAGATGGTATACTTCACTGCCAGCTATACGCCTGTATGAAGCCCTCACACAGTGGGCTAAGAAGGGCGAAAAGGTATACCCTGTCGCACAGCTTCAAGGCATTATGGGCGTACACTATAAATCCGCCCGCCTATTTTATAAGACTTGCTTGCGTAAAGCCTGCAAGGCGATTTCAGAGCAAGGCAGATTTTCAATCGACCTGCAAAGGTTGTATAACGGCAAGGGCGTATTCTCAGCCGTTTTAGTCCACATGGCTAAGAACGACTTGCCCCTTGTGCCAACTGCCAAAGCTCAGGCATGGGCAAACGGCGAATACACTTCCGAAAGGAAGAAAAGACAGGAAAAGGTTGACTTTTTCCTGTCTGCTTCGGCGAACAGGAAAAAAGAAGAAACCCCAGTGCCGACGCTTAGCGGGGCTGTTGCCAGTCTGACATTTAAAATCGGGTCATGGCTGGACGAAACAGTCGTAAAGCCTGTGGCGGATACAGTGAAGAAAATCGCTAATGCTCTGCCTGATATAGTCCCAGAACCGACTATGGCGGTAGCTATGCCTGCACCTACCCCTGCCCCCGCTCCAGAGCCTATCCCTGCACCTATGTCCACAGTGCAGGCGAAAACAGAAACTACAGCCCCTACTATGTCAGACATACCGGCGTATGTGCCTGACACATACAGAAAAAATCTTACGGCTAAGGAAATCGCCAAAGTCCTCAATGTCTTCGACATTAGAGGGGTCTTTGAGTATCTCAGGGGCGACATACTCAAACAGGCTTGGGGGATATTCTGTGCCTCCAAGGACGAAGTTAAAGCCCCGGCTAACTATCTTGCCGGGGTAGTAAGGAATTTACTTACAAAAATAGGGGTTGATATGCCGAACATTTTCGCCCCGGCAGAGACAACCCCTACAGGTACAGGGAAATACCCTCGCAAGATTGAGTGGGTGGAAAACCCAGTAGCAAGGAAGAAAGGCTTCCTTGACTGGGAGGCAAATTTCGATGTCGATTTATTTGACTACGATGCCCCCGACACCTGCTGTACCGAAGCCGAAAGAATAAGGTACAGCAAAGAAGCGAAAAGACGTTCTAAAGTTTCTGTGGCGGACATGGTGACACAGATACCTCTTGACCTGTACTGGAGACTTACAGATGAACAGGTTGACAAAATCTGCGACTACTATGAAAACGCAGGAGTATCTCTTGAAGCTATGAAAACTGAACTTTTCGGAGCGTATCAGACTATAAACGTAAAGAATGTTCAATCATCTGCAATGGGCAGTGATGCAGTATTCTGCAAGCTGTGGGAAACTATACAGACCCACCCAGTACCGCAGACCTTAGAGAAAGAAGATTTAAGAAAATGGTATGAAAAATATTGACGAGTGAAAAAAAAATCGTATAATAAAGAAAACTTAAAGAAAGGAAGTTTTTAAATGAAGAAAACTGAAAAGATAGCAAAAACTATCCTCGAAAAGAGAGGGAAAGTTTTTGATGGAACTTACTTCGATGACGGTTCTTCAGAATCCATGCCTGACCTGAAATATGCCAACGGAAGATTTGTGGAGATAACTCAGACGAACCACAATAACGGTTTGTTCTGTGATGATGAAGACGCTCATAAGAGAGCAATGAAAAGACAAAAGAGTTTAGACAAACTCGACCCGGAAGCTTATAGGAGATATATGACAAACGATTACCCAGATGGTTGCGGACACTCACGTTCATCAGATGAAAAGATTTTGAAGGAGACTTACGGTTGGAACAAAGACACTCAGACGTTCGGAAGCGAATTTGGAAGCCTTTTGCCTGTAGTAGAATACAGCGTTGACATCATCTCAAAAGTTATTAAGCGAAAACATAAAAAACATAAAAAGCATAAAGACATAGAGTTGTTTGTTTTCGTCACAGAAGAAGAATTCGATATGTTTGAGGAAGTAATTGAAAATTCTCAGTGGAATTCTACGGATAAAAAGATACTCGAAGAAATTTGTAGTACCTGTTTCAGAAAGATTTATATTTCTGTGTACAACCTTGAAAAACAAGACTACACCTACAGCGAAGATAAATTCATAGAGATTAATTGCGAGGTAAAAAAATAAAGCGTACAGCACTCATGCTGTACGCTTAGGGGTTGACCGAAGTCGCCTCCCGCAATTCATAAATATTATACCATAAGCAAACCAATAAGTCAAGCGACGAAGGCATTGACAAACTCAAATCGCTTTTAAGCTAATCAGATTTCCGAAATATTTCCCTTATACGTTTTTCCTTCAACCGTCACAGTAACAGTGGCGGTTTTTTTGGTTTCAGGCTTAGGCGTAGTTGCTTTCTGGAAGCCGTTAAGCCCTGCTGACTTGATGAGTGCAGGATAATCCTTATAGGCGTAGTTCATGTCAACGTCCGTACTTATTCCTGCGACCTTTCCTGCCCATGAATACTGCCATATACCGCACTTTTTATCAGGCTGAGAAATATTTGGACGTGCATACCACAGGTCGAAACGTGAAGTAATTTCAGGTGTGAAGCGGTTGTTGAGGTAGTCGAGATTTGAGTAGTTAATTGTGTAATATCCTGCCTGTTCAAGTGTTTTCAGGAAAGCCTTTGCGTTCTTTGTGAGTTGTTCTTTGCTGAGAGAGATGTTGTGAATTCTCTTTACATAGTCGTAACTCTCGTACTCAAAGTCGAAAGCGACAGGGTATTCAGGCTTGTACGGCTTGATAACTTCCAGGAACGCTTTAGCTTCCTTGATTGCTTCGGCTTCCGTGTGGGCGTATGAGAACCAGTAGAAGCCATACGGTATGTTGTGCTTGATACAGCCGTTGATATTGTTAAGGAACTGCTCGTCCCTCTGTTTTGCGGTATTGCCCATACCTGCACGGATAATGGCGAAGTCAACCTGACCTTTTACTTTTGACCAGTCGATAACGCCCTGATGTACTGAAACATCTACTCCTTTTTTCATTTATCATTTTCCTCTCTAAGTTGAATTAAAATATCCTTTAATTTTTTCGGTAGCGGTACTCCTATGTTCCCTGCGTTTTCCAGTATAGAAATGCTTTCATTTGCGAGATAGAAGCAGATTACAGCACTGCGGAAGACTGAACCACTACCGAGAATTTGAGTGTCTACGATGTTCCCGACTATGACGATTGCGAGAATGAAACCTTTTTTCGCAAGCCCTTTGAAGCCCACAGCTGAGGAAAGGGACTTGTTGATTTTTGCGTGAACCAAACCTGTAATGTAGTCGAGGACTATCACGACCAGTAAGGCTATAAGCAGACCGTCAATCTTCCCGAAAAGAAACCCTGCAACTGCTCCAAACAGTGCCGAAATGTATGAAATAGTTTTATTCATTTTGTCACCTCTATTCGATTTTTGTTGCCACGCCATCAATTATAGAATATGCTTCGATTTTGTCATCACAGTTTACACCAGAATGCACACCTTCAACTTGAGCAATAAAGTTGTCTGAAATTTTAGTCATTTTCCCAGATGAAGAAAGCTTTATATAATATCCGTTAAACTGTTCGTATACAAGAGGGAGCATTTTTACAAATACATCACCTTTAAATATATAAATATCTTTACCTACAGTGAGGCTTGAAAGATATGAATAATAAGAACCGGTAGGTAATGTAGGCATGGTGTTTGTGAGTTTTTTCAAGACATCTTCGTTAGGTTTGAAATAATAAATTTCTAAATTGGATGAAGATGAATTACCACCAAAAATATAAACCACATCATTTATAGCGGCTATTGTTGAGGAAGAACGAACAGTACTATTAAGAGTTCTACTTGTTTCTGTATCAGGGTCAAATTCGATAATTTTACCATCATCCCAAAAAACGTATCCTTTACCATCAACAACACAGGCGGCTTTTCCGTAATATGAATATGAGGAAGGAGGAGATTCCAAAGCTACACAAGTATTTGCTTTGGGATTAAATTTCCAAATCACTCCACAAGGTGTGTTTAATTTACGTAGTCCAGGACATATGTATATAATACCATTGATTGTAAAAGCACATCCGAATGAAAAAGAAATGGGGCATGTTACAGAAAGTTGTATACAACTTTCTGTAACAGGGTCGAACCTGAAAATAGTATTCGTACCTGAAGAATAATCGCCATATTCTTCTCGACCGCCAAATATATATATATACCCACCAGATATCGCAGTTACTGGGTATATAATTGAATGAGGTAACTTAGTAGAAAGAATTTCACCTGTATTTGTAGTAGTGTCAAATTTAGCAATGCCTGATATTTCGTTAGTATTACTAGAAAGAGATTTTTCAAAAAAATATATATATTTATCAAACGAGATAGAAGAACAATATCCTGTCCCGCTTAAAACTTCAGGGGTTGATAATAATATAGGATTATTGGGTACTCTTAAATCACATTGTGTAAATCTGAAATCTTTCTTTGCACCCTTTATCCATAACCCGTCCTGAGTTGGCTGTGTTTCCTGCATGAAAACCGTGTAGTCAGACGTATTCGGTTTATCTTTCAAATCGTTATAGCTTCCTGTGGTTGCTACAGTCGCAAGACCGTTAAGTTTCTTTTTGTCGGTCGCTGACATCAACCCGTTTTTTGTGGTAGTTGCAACGTCATTTGTGACAGTAGAAAGTCTTTGCTTTTCGGTATCTGAGATAAGCCCCATACCATCAGCCTTATCCACTTTTCCGGTCTGCAAGGCTGAAATATCCGCTTTTACACTGGTATCGTCATACTGTGGGCTATCCGCAAGTTTAAAGTATTTCATAATAATTCACCTCTTAAAGATACGCAGTACACTGAACTTCAACTTCGCCATCAATTTCAGCGGTTATGTATACAGTGTCAATGCTTTCATTCTTAAACTCGTTCACTGAAAATTCCTGACCGTGCTTACTTTCAATGCGAGCGGTTTCAGTTGCTCCGTGAGTGTCAGACACGAAAATACTTCCTGCTGTAAAATTTTTGATAAGGAAAGAATATCCGTGTCGGTCAAAAGTAAAAGCGGTTTCTTCACCTGCGACTACCTGTTTTCTAATTAATTTCATGCTATCACTTCCTTTTCGTATTTTTTTACAATCCTACAGTCTGGGCGGTATTTTTTCAACATCTCATACCGCATAGTATCATATTTCGCCCACTGCTTGTCATACTCTGCCATATACTCAGGGTCATCAAGCTGAATGCCCTGGGCGATATACACGTCTTTCAACCAATAAAGTGAAGCTTTGTATGCAGACGGCTCAAACACCTTTAAAGCTTCAAGGTTTTCTTTCAGCTGACGGTTGTAGGGACAGAGAAAACAACCTGTCCGACTAAACCCATAATCTGTATAAGCTTTCGACAACGGCACATAAAATTCCTTTATGAACCAGTCAACCATTTCGTCTGACCAGTCTATAATGGGGGATTTTTCAACCAATCCGTTTGCTTTTATAGTGGTGCAAACATTACCAGTTTCTTTCTTACGGTGGTATGAAAATTCCCTTGCTCCACCCTCTGACATTCTCATACCTGTAAAATAGCCCGATATGCCATGTTCTTTCACATATTTGGCAAATGGTTTTTTCTTCATCTCCATACAACACGCGTCAGAAATCTTCACATTAAAATCCGGATGAATAAAATGAAAGTGCTTGTTAGGTAAACGAAAAGCTTCCCACCTTCCATTTATTAAATATTCCTTTGTTTTACATACTGGATTTCTTTGACATTGTCCTATAGTCCTTGACTTTATTTTGCTTAGTGCAGGTTTACCGTACTTTTTCATTATTTCAGCGAAAGAAGTTTCAGGTCTGATTATCTCAACATTTTTATACCAGTTTTCAGATACCCAGTGAACGAAATCTTTTGTCGCTTTCAGTTCAATGCCTGTGTCACAAAATACCGCTTTCACCTGATTTTCAAGACCGCACTGTTTCAGCAGTTCAAGGATAATTGTGCTATCTTTTCCACCCGAAAAGCTTACATATACATCGCCTGCGGTTTTATAGCACAAGTCTGCTATTCGTTTCTTAGCCTGCGTGATATGCATTTCATAATCTGTCATGTCATCATCACCTCTTTCATAGTTTCGTTCTTTATTTTTCGCCTTGTTCTACGGCGGTCAGCAATCTTGCATTTACTCCAACCGTGATGGTTCAGACACCAGCAACAGCAACTACGGGAGAACTTATCCTCGCAGGTCAGACGTTTGTGGTATGCTTTCATGTCATTTCCTCCTATATTGCTACAAATTCAAAGCCGTTGTTTTTTGCGTAGGTTTCTGTATTGCTTCCTGATATGCCGTAGAATGTGCAATTTAAAAGACCAAAAGCATTATTTTCATTAATGTAATATCCTAAAGCGTGTTCCCCAATTGTTGGATTTCCTCGAATTATTATCTTCTTTAGAGGGGAAATACGACTGCCGTACAAAAAAGCACACTTTCCTATTCTTGTAACACTCGCCGGAATATCAATTTCTTCTAATTGCCAATTAGCACGGAAAGCGTTCTCTTCTATTGTTCTAAGAGTGTTCGGTAAAGTAAGAGTTTCTAAAGCAGTATTTCCTCTAAAAGCATCACTACCTATACGAAGAAGACCGCTTTTGAAGTTTAACTTCTTTATCCGAACGTCCCAAAAAGCATTTGCGTCTATTACACGCACAACAGCGTTAAGATTTAAAGTCACATACTTATAATTGTTCAAGTAATTGCCTATATTATGGAATGCACTATTCCCTATACGCCCGATTTGTCTGTTTATCGTGATTGTTGTAAGGTTCTCACAATCTTTAAAACAATCACTACCAATACCTAAAAAATAATCATTATTTTTTTCTCCTATAGTCAATGTTGTAAGTTCAGAAGAATATTCAAAACAATTATCGCCTAAAATAGTTATATTTACAGGAATAAGAAGATTTTCAAACCCAGAGTAAGCAAAAGCATATTCGCCTATATTTTTAAGAGTTTTAGGAAAGGTTATTTCACAAGCACTCCGGCAGGCACCATAAAAAGCGTACTCTTTAATATATTCCAACCCCTCGTTTAAGATTATACTTTCTGTAATTTTTGCAGTATAGAAAGCAGATTTTTCTATAGTTCTAACATTTTTAGGGATAACAAGAGATTTTATACCGTCAGTTGCATTGCCACAATAGCAAAAGCTATACTCAGGGATTGTGGTTAAGGAATTTGAAAGACGTATATTTTTAACATGTGTGGTGCCGTTGAATGAGGTATGTCCAATACTTGTAACGCTATCAGGTAGTGAGATGTCTTCAAGAGAAACTGCACCTTGAAAAGCATATGCACCTATAGTTTTCAAAGTATCAGGTAAGGTGATTTTCTTCATTTTTGTTGCTTTGGTGAAAGCAGAGGAGCATATTTCAATTACACCTGTAGGTATGTTCATATTTACGATACCGCATTGCACAGACACGACAGTTGTAATCTTTGTAGGCATGACATACTCAATAGCTATATTTCCTGCGTCATTTGCATAGATACGAATTTCAGTGCAGTAATCTGGGTGAATAATTTTTTGAAGTGCTTCATCTGGATAGAACATATCCCCATAAGATGTGTTAGCTTTTTGGGTATCGTTATAAGTGATAGTGTACACGCCTTCTTTTTCGTAGGTATGCTCAATGGTGGACTTATCTACCATATCGACACCCTTGGTAACTATGCCATCCCCCCAATCAATAGTATCTTCTTTACTGACATGAAGATAATCAGCTTTGAAATAAACTGCTTTATTGTCGGTTATTTTGACAACGTAAACCCAGAAATTTTCTGGTTTCTCTTTTTTCCATACACATTTGCCGTATGCGTACAGCTTCAGGAGTGAATGCTCTTTGCCATTTTCGTCAGTGTAGTAAAGGTTACTACAGGTTGAAATGTTAGACATTGCTTTCATCCTCCTGGATTATCCCGTAAAGTTTCGATTTCTTTTGTTCTATGGTGAGTGCGTTATATGCTTCCTGAGTGAGAACGACTATTTGAGGGAAAGGCGTATATCCGTCCGAAATTTTATATCGTATCAAAGGATTTGTGGCATTCGTGAAACGTACTATGTCACCTGCTTTTAAAGTTTCCCCTGACTTGTTTGTTGCTCTCCACCCACCCTCTATCCACACTGTGACGTTGTCAGTGCTTACTCTCTGGACTACTCCAGCCAATAATTTTTCAGACCTTGACAGAACCTTTAAAGTTTCTACAATATCAGCTTCAATCATAGTTTCACTTCCTTATATTGACTGAATAATCGAACATGAAAAAGTCATTGAATTTTTCATAACATCTTTCGTAAAGTTATTTACAAAGTATCTCACATTGTCGATATCGATAATGTCGCCCTCTCTGATGTGTGGGATTAATGCTCCGTATGTGAAATTTACCGTTTCGGAACGCAGGATGCAATTCCTCAAAGTATATTCCGCATAGTCTTTGCAACGCTGTTCCGTACTGCATAAATCGGTTTCTATTGCTGTTGACTTCAAACCTATTAAGCTTATACGATTTGGCGATGCAGGGTTGTTGTTTTCTGCTGTACTCTGTATAGTCAAGCCGCTGGTGGTCTTTCCGATTACGGTAACGCTGTTAATAATTTTCGACTGGTCTATACTTTTGTTCCAACCCGTCAGGCGTACATCATTTTTTGAGAAACTTACAGAAGGGGAGTATCTGTAAGCTTCATCAGAAATATTTTTTGTGACTATCAATTTCCCTGTGGGGTTGTAATATATATCCGCACCCAGAATTGTTGCTATTTCCGTAAGTACCTGACCGATATTTGCGTTTTTGCCAAGCTCTATGTCGTGCGGAACGGTTTCTTTGTAAAAATCAGAATCAATCAGCGGGGGAATGGGGTCAGCAGGATGTCCCGTCCCGTCTTCCAATGTCAAGATATCTTTAATGGTTGTGGCTATGTCGGAATTTGCCTTTACCGTCAAGCCCTCGTTCAAATTCTGATTGCTGAGATTATTTGTAAAGAGTGCGAATTTGTCAACAAGTTCTGCGTTTACCGTGCCTTTGCTTTCCGATACGTTCGCCGATACATACATACCTTCCGAGAAAATCCATGTATCAGAACCTGTTGTAATGCCTGTTTGAACCAAGAAGCGGTTTCCGGTGAAAAACGGATTGTCTTCGTCTGATATATTGTACTTTCCCGTGTTATGTACTGAGATTTTGCAAGTGCTTCTTACCCCTTGTGCATATTGACTGCTCAGGGAAAGAGCCGTTACATCGGGAGTAATGTCGGCGAAAACTTCACCATATCGGGTGACAGCGTAAACTTTTTTGAAAGTCCTGTGGGGAGAAAATCCGGACTTAATGTAATCTTGGTTTACTGTATTATAGTAAATCATTTCGTGTAACCTCCCGAATGTAGTCGATATTGATGTTAATACTATTTGGAATTTCTACATAATTGCTGTTTCCAAGAGATACACTTTGCACATCACCCGTAAAGACCTTTCCGTCAGGTGATTTAAAAACGATATTTGGATTTTCCAAAAGAAAGTCAGTATATTTTTGTGCTTCGGCATGAGAAAGTTTTACTGCAAAAGTTTCATCATTCAGCTCGGTACATAAGCCCGAAAGATTAAAAGCTGTATCGGAATTTGATATGACGGGGTAAGCACCGTTTGAGTAGTCAACAGAAATCGACAGAACTTCGCTGTTTTCCTTGCTCACAAGATACCATGCTTTCGGGTCAAAAAGCATTTTCACTTCGGCAGGAGTGCCAACTCCGGCATCTGATATGGGGATTATCGTATATATATGTTCTACAGAAAGACTTGCATATAAATCCGTGTATTGTGTTGCTGATGTAGTCCCGATATACTCGCTGTCGCAGAAAACCATATATTGTGAGGCTGTACCTGTCCAGTTTAAAGATGTACTGCCGTTTGCCTTATTTCCCGTGGCTGTAAGGTCACTTACCGTAAGGTTCGCTGTAGGCATTGTAAAAACAGTCTGTGCAGTCGCCGTTACTCCGCCTGCCGTTTCCACTTTGAGAGAGATGGTATATGTGCCGGGAAGTAAGTGCATTGTAGTAGTCAGGTAACTTGACAAAATATTTTCCGACTTATAAACCTGATTTCCGTTCTTTTCGGCAATCCATTGAATTTGCTTTATTGGTATCTGGTTTTCCTGAGAATATGTGCCTGTGCAGACAATACCGCCGTTGCTGTACTGTGCCGATACGGAAACCATGGGATTTTTTCTTGCCCTAAACCCGAAATTTGCGGACTTTTCATAGTTGGAATATACTGAAAATTGATAACCTGCATCGTAAGCGTATGAAAAAGGTTCGCTTACTGTAATAATCGTGTAAGTATTGCCATCGTCCGAAATATTCCCTCTGGCGATATCCTGAATAAATCTTCTTTCGCCATTTATTTCAAGGTATTGTCCGCCTATGATATTTCCGTCAAGTGTATGTGGCGGTTCAAGCGTATTGATGCCGTCAAGCACTCTGACAGTACTTGCATCATCACTGCCTAATATGTGACCTCTTGTAAGTAAGATATTGTACAGTTCCTGGAAACAATAAATATTGTATTCGTAATCATTTCCATTAAAGAAAATGCCGTCATTCGCCTGATGAGATACGGTAATTTCATCGCCGTTATGAAAATCAACAGGTGCGGTTAAGTATGTATTTGTGACGTATTTACCAGTGTCGGCAAGGTAGTAAATAAAGCCTACATAGGTCAGATGGTCGCCGTTAAAAGTGAATTTCCATAACACATCATATGAAATTGACACGTCCACATCAATGTTTTTCGGCGAAACATTCACCGGTCTGAACATTTTACTTTCCTCCTTGCTGCAAAACTGCAAGCCTTAAATTTCGTGAAAATTCTTTGACTTTTTCATCGAAAACACCGGCTATTTTTTCTTCAAGATTTTTTACGGTTTCCTCCGGACTTTTTCCGCCCTCGACCTGAATTGATATATTCCCAAAATTTATAGAAAAGTCATTCTGCACATTCTGCTGAGAAAACGCCTTTTTATTTGACATATCTGGCAATTTCAATACTTCGAGCGACCTATTAACGAGTTCCGTCATGGTCTGCTCCATGCGTGCCTGCACAGTAGCCATATCGACAACTTCACCTGTGGGCATAGTTTTTACAGCGTCAGCGTTTGCCTGCAAGGCTTCTATCAGGCGGTCATATGCGTCAAGTTGCTGTTCCAGCAGGATATTATTTACTTTCTGTTCTGCTGATTGTATGCCTTGTTTATCCTGCTCATAACTGAAACCCGTTTCAGAAGTGTATATACGCTTTCTGTTGTTGCGGATATTTTCGAGGTCTATGCGGGCTTGTTCGAGGTCAATTGCTCTTTGATTTTCCTCGTTTTCTTGCTGTAAGGCTGATTTTTCAGCCTGAAGACTTTCGATTTTGGCATTGATACGAGCCTTTTCTATCTTTGCCATATACTCATTGTATTCTTTAGCAAATTCTCTTTGACCGCCGTAATATTTTTCTGTAAGCGAAGTCATTTCCGAAAGGTATTGTTCTGTGCTAATCTGGTGGGTCATGTAGTAGTATTCCAGCCAGTCCGATTCAGTTTCAAAATTCTGCTTGTAAACTTCCTTTGTTCCGTTGTAGATTTTTTCAAGGTTCTTCTGATACTCCGAAGCTTTTTCGGCATTATTCTTGTAGTATGTGTCGTTTATTCGTGAAAGCTGTTCATAGTAGTCTATCGCCTCAATTTTGCCCACAGAGTAGAGAGTTTCAAGGGCATCGAGTTGTTCTTTTGCTTCGTCAGTAGTAGTTTTTGTTGCTGTACTTGCCGCCGTATCAGTTTTCTGAGCCTGCATAGCAGCATTGAAAGCTTTCAGGTATGCTTTAGCACTTTCAAGGTCCTTGCCAGTCTGCTCAAGAGCCGAAAGCTTTGCGTAGTATTCTTTAGCTTCGGCGAGAGAATTGATGTTGTTTCTCAGACTTTCTACTGATTTACTTTCTTCGTCATATTTTTCTTGCAGTGTAACCTGTTTTTCCTGTAGGTCAGCAGCTACTTTTTTATACTTTGCATCTGTCAGTTCGTCAACTTTGTCAGTCAGCAGTACACATGATTTCTGTTCTTCGTCCCACTGAATAGCCAATGCATAGCCGCTTTCTATCAGCTTCAAAGCTGTATCGGCTGATATTTCTCCGCTGTCCGAAAATTCCTTTACTGCGGAAGCTACGGTACTTGCATTGTCCTTAATATTAGTTACTGTAGTACTCATCTGATTTGCTATAGCAGACGTATCTATAGCTACTTCCTGAACAGCTTGTACTGCATTTCGTGCCGATTTTCCGACTGCTACATAGTCGGTAACTATATCTTGAAGAACGTCAGAATATTCCGAAGAAATATTTGTCATACTTTCAAACAGACGTTGCAGTTCCTGCTGTTCCTCAACAGTCTGTGGCATATGCCCGTTTTGGGTTTTATAGGAATATTCAGCCAACTGTGCTACTTGTGAGAGGTAGGTGTTAAGGGGTTGTTCTATGCTCTGGACAGCATCTGTCATCGCCCTGTAAGTATCAGCTTTTCTTAAATTGTTAGCTTCTTCAATTTCGCCTTTTTTCTCATATTCAGCGATTTTGGCATTAGTATCTTCAATAGCTTTTTGATATTGAGTATATGCCTCTATTACTAAATTCAAATCACCATATTGTTCATCTAAAAATGTACTTAATTGTCCAGATGAATATTTTGAAGAAAATCCAAACTGCTCACTGAAATTTGCGTTTTTAGAAGCAGTAGTGATTGAATTTCTCCATGCTCCCAAATCTTTAAAGCTGTCACTTACTGCTTTTCGAGTATCTTCCAATCCTGCATTTATAGCCGTTATCTGACTTTCGGTTTCCTTGCTTATCATAGTATCAAGCGTATCTATATATGCCTGCGTACCAACAGTCAAGCCGTCAAGAGCCTTTGCCCTTTCGCCGAGTTGCCCTGTAATCTGCTCTTGCAGGTCAGAGAAACGCTGTTTCTGCTCGGAAGTCCTGCTGGAAACGTTCTTCAATGCTTCATATTCCGACACTAACTCACTGACATTTTTCAATTCTGTTGCGGCGGATTCTGCACTGTCAGCTCTTTTTCTACTTGCTTCTTCTTCAAGGGCTTGAAGTTCCTTAAAATGCCCGATAAGTGCTACAACTGCTGTAGCAGCTGCTGTAACGGCTACTGTCGCAGCTGTAGGTGCTGACATAATCGCAAAGAATTTTTGTGCAGCTGTGGTAGCTGTTTGAAATCTTACAGCCGTTTCAGCAATGACTGTTTTCAGATTTCCGAAGATTTTTGTCACCTTCCACGTTACAAATGCCGTACCTATAGCCACAACGGTGTTTTTTATAGTTTCTCCGTTTGTCAAAATCCACTCAAAAGCATCAATTGTGGCAGGAAGTGCAGAATTTAAGGCAAAATCTGTAATGCGAGAAATCAATGCTCCGAAAGCGGTAGAAATGTCATCAAGTCGTTTACCCATTTGACCGCTCTCTATGCTTGTATTCAGCTGAGAAAACGCCTGTGTAGCTTGCTGAACAGCGTTTCTGAAAGCACCGCCAAAGCTATTTTCTACCGCTATTCCGAGTCCATCAAGAGCCGATTTCATGATAGTTACATCGCCCTTGAGGTTATCATTCATGGTGTCAGCCATTTTCTTTGCAGCACCTTCGGAATTATTAATTTTATCTGTGAGGTATTGCCAGCGTTCGCCATAATTCGCAAGTAAAGCGTTTGCAGATTTCAATTGACGTGCATCGAAAATATCACCCATAGCATTCATTTTCTGCATATCTGTAAAACCTGCCATAGCATCTGCAAGCTGCTCAAAGGTCTTGTTTAATGGTTTTATGCTACCGTCCGCATTAAAAGCAGAAACGCCCAGTTCCTGTAATGTTGTTGCCGCTTCTCTTGATGGGTTCATAAGGTTCAAAATAATCTGTCTTAGAGATGTACCGCCTTCTTCGCCCTTAATACCAGCATCGGAAAGAATACCTAACGCCGTTGCTGTTTCAGTTAGACCGCCTGCAAGCATTTTAGCTGTACCACCTACAGTCGTAAAACCTTCACCTAAAGAAGATACTGTTGAGTTTGTAGCCTGTGCCGCAACAGCAACCTTATCGGTAAAACTTTTTAAATCATTTACAGTAAGTCCTAAAGCCGCCATAGATGTTGTACAAATTTCAGTGGCGTGGGCAAGTTCAATGTTTCCGCTGGCGGCAAGGTTTAAGACCTCTGGTACAGCTTTTAACTGTTGTGTGGTGTCATATCCTGCCTGAGCTAAAAGCTGCAAAGCATTTGCCGCTTCGGTAGCCGTGAATTTCGTTTCTGCCCCAAGTTCTTTCGCTTTATCTGAAAGGATTTCGTAATCTTTCGCTGTGGTATCAATACCCATTGTGGCAACTACTTCCGACATAGCTTCTTCAAAATTTGCTCCAACATCCGTGGATTTTGCTATGACCACAGCGAGAGCAGTGGCAACAGCAGTAAAGGCTTTTGCCAGTGTTTGTCCAATTTTTTTAGCGTCCGCCTGAAGTTCTTTCATCGCCGTGGAAGCCTGCCCCGTCTGTCTTGCAAGATTTCCTGCCGCAGTAGAAGCCGTATTTAGACCGTTTGAAAGCTGATTTGCTCCGGAAGTATTAATGTTTCCTGCTTGCGCTTCCTTAGTACGTTCCATTTCGGCATTAAGACTTCTAAGACTTATTTCTGCCCTCTGAAGCTCCCTGCGATATGCTCTATACTGTTTCTCATTCAGCCTATCACCGCTTACACTGTTTGCCACTTCTCTCTGCTGGGCTCTCAAAGCTTTTAATGCCTGGCTTGCTTCCTTTACTTCGGCACAAAGCTTTTTATACTCGTCTTCACCAATGTTCCCGGCATTGTATTGTGTTCTTGCTTCTTTTCGTGCTGCCGAAAGTTCTCTAAGCTTTGCCGTTGCCTGCGCTACCTGCTCTTTGAGGGGGAGGTAGGTGTCTTTGTACGCCTTATCTCTCTCAAAAGCTTTTTGTACCTCGTTTTCGGCAGCTCTCAAAGCTTTTAATCTTGTTTGTGCAGCCGTTATACTACGGCTTAAAAGTTCGTATTTCTGAGAAAGCAACTCAGAGTTGCCGGGGTCAAGTTTTAGTGCTTTGTTAATTTGTCGCAGTTCTGCTTCAAGACTTTTTGCCTTATTTTCTACAGTACCTAAAGCAGTTTTCAAATTCGTTGTATCGGCTTCAAACGTTATTGTTATGCCTTTATAGCTTTTTGCCACTATACCACCTCCTTAAAATCGGTCAAAATCTGTTTGTGTAGCTTTTCTTTTTGCCGGTTTGTTCTTTTCAGGGTCTTTAAAATCGACATATTTGTCAATATACCCTATAACGAAATCAAGTGTGTAATTTTCCATATCGTGTAAAGTAAGCCCACATGAGGTACAGCACACTGAAAGACTTTCAGCTGTGAGAGGGCTATTATCAGCTTCATTTTTCCCCTCCTGTACTTTCGGAAAAGTCTTTAAGAAAAAGTTCCCTGCAAGATTTATAAGGTCTGTAAGCTGGTCTGTAGGAATTTCAGAATAGAAAACATCAGGGTCAGGGATGTCCGAATTACCCGCTTTCAGCATAGACCACAATAACTGATAGCCTATAACCCCTATCTGCCGTGTGTTTTTTACACACTCCAGAGTGGAAATGTGTAGAACATCTTCAAGGTAGTCTGTTTCAAACTGATTTTTATAAGTCAAAAGCACAGAAGCAGTATTTTTTAAAATATAATCTTTTTTACCTATCTTTATATTTTTTATCATAATATCTCACTCACACCTGAACAGCGTTAAACCAGTTTGAATATACTTCCTCCGGAGTTTCATTAGTAGTAAACGCCTGCACGCACATATCTGTAGGGCGTGGAACAGCCGCTATAGATAAACTGAAAGGGTTCATGGTGATTGTGTCCGTTACAGTAGATACATCAAAATTTGGCGGCAAACAACAACAATCGGGATATTCAAACCTTTTGTTTTCTTTTGTTTCAAACATTAATGCGAAATGAACGGAATTTACATCACTGATTTCTTTCAGTATGCCGTTTTCTTTCGTGTAATGCAATACGGCTTGCAAAAAATGAGATGGTAGTTCGTACAGCTTCAAATTAATAGTGTAACCATCGCCGAAATGTCCTATTGCCCTTTCTATTCCGCAAATTTTAGCAGTTTGAGAAACCTTGTTGCTTTTTATGTCTGCTTCAACCGCATATTTCAGGGGAGAGGGAGTGCTATACCCCCCTTTCCCCCGGACAGCGTAAAAGCAGTTTGAGATACCGTATATCATGTAAATGTCGGCGATTTTACTGCCGTAAACCATGCATCGTATACAGCCTTATTTGTTTCAGTGTTGTCAATCGAAGCCTTTGTGATATGTTTTGCGGATTTAAGCGGCATAGCCGTAATTGTGACCTTTGTTGTCTGAGGCTGTACCTGTTCTTCCACTGTCTTACTCGTAATATTCGGACGTGATGCAGTACATCTGTACAGTACATGACGGCGTGATTTCTTATCACCTTCAAACTGCATGAGAAGAGCGAATTCTTTTTTGACAGAATCTGCGGATTCTACAAGAAGCCCATTAGTATCAACAGTATCACCGAAAATATCTTTACGGAAATCGTCCGAAAGTATTGCAAGTTCAAGGTCGCCCTGATAACCGGTATCGGCAGTTGTCGCAAAATAAAGAATGTTATCAGCATAGAAACTTGTGGTGTTACCTGTTGGACTTACGTCAAAATTTACCGCTCCAAGAAGTTTTTTAGGTTCTGCATATGTAGGTGTGCCATCTTCCGCCACCGCTGTTATAGTGGCATAATGGCATTCACAAAGCCCATATTCGACTGAGTTTGCTACTTCGTTAGGCATATTATTCCTCCTATATGTATATTGAGTATGCTACTTGAAAAAGATTTTCTTCCGGGATAAAACTTTCTGTTTTATTCCATGAAATATTATTTTCATCTAAGATTTTTTCTGTTTTTTCTTCAATCAGCAAATCCTTTTCATCTGTATAAAGTTCTATTTCTATCTGCTGATTTTTAAAATACGTGTGATTGTCTGAAAAAAAGTTGTCAGAACCGAGAGAAATCACTGATATATACGGGCATTTAGGAGCGTGCCTAAAATGCCCATAAGCGACTTCATAGCCTGTTTTTTTCAGCAGTCCCATGATTTCTTTCAGTGTCATTTAAAAATTTCCTCCACATCGTTTTCAAACCGTTGAATAGCTTTGTCAGCATTTTCATTGATATGTGGTGTACTTTTACTCCGTTCGCCATTTCTTTTTGTATATCCGGCTTCGAGAATGTGGGCTAAATAATACTTTCTGTCGTTATGTACAGTACAGCTCGTCGAAAATTCGCTATCATTGTCCATACTTGCTTTCCATCCGTCAGCATAGTGTGTGGCTTTTACAGCAGGGCTTTTTGGTGCATCGGTTTTGATATTTTTCGCCAATTCTTTCCCCGATTTGAGAGAGAGAGCACGAAGTTTTTTGTTTAACTCCTGTGAGTACTGGGAAAAAATATGGGTTATCTGACTTGCAATGTCGTTATCAGCCATATTGTATCGCCTTCTTTTCTACTTTCATTTTAATGATGAAATTTCTGTAACGTTCGTTGTCAATACTTTTTATATCATATATTTCATTATGAAAAACTATGCGATAGTCTGTAGGTGTCATATCAGAAAGTTTCTTACAGTATCTGATAGCAACGGAGTAAGTTTGAGAAACGTTTTGTATTTGTGCTTCAAAATATTCTTTTCCTGTAGAAGCTTTGATTTCCGCCCAACAAGTAAAGAAATCCGCCCATTTCTCAATTTCTTGCTCGTACTCAGTTTTTTCAATTTCTTTTTTCTGCACCGTTATTTTACAGTTGAGAGAATTAAGGAACATTTTCTGGCAACTCCAGTCTTAACTGCGTTAAAATCGAACTTATGAGCCAACGAGTGTTATTTGAAGCCCTCGCTGTATCCGATGAAAAAGCTCTGTCGTCCGTAAGGTTGGCGACAATGGCTTGCGCAACATATTTAGCCCTTGGATTTTCCCTGTCATATTCTTTGCCCACAGCTGAGGCTATGTAGCTGTCAGCCGCAACAATATTAGCAGAAATCAGGTCATCTTCATCATCATCAGTACGCTTCATGAAATCCTTCGCTTCTTGCAGTGTAATAGGTAGCATAGCCTCGCCCCCTATCAGACTGTAATTGTGCCGTTTACAAAAGCTTTATCATCTCGCACTTTGATATCAAAACGCTGTATCGCCCTAAAGAGTGTCATATCCTGCTCAAATGCATTGAAATCCGTAGTGCTTGCAGTTGTACTCGAAAGGATTGAAAGCTGTTTACGGTCAAAATATACAATGCCTTCTTTAAGGTCACCAATGATGAATGGAATTATGGTTTTTCCTGATGTAGTTGTTGTGTCACTTGACATATCGGCATTTGGTATTACTACTACAGGAACTCCGAAAAGTCTGTGTTCAGACGGATTTGTGACTGACGGCTGAAGAAGATAATCACCGTCTGTGTCTTTCAAATGGTCAAGATAGTCAAAACCATCGTCATTTGTAATAATTTTTGAGGTGGGTCTGAAAGCAGAACCGAGAGTTACATTAAGGCACTTTTTAATACCATCAATGTCTTTGAGATTTGTAGCAGTCTGAGTAGCTATAGCTGCAAGTACAGCGGTATTATCTGTCACTCTTGATTCATCCGCTATCCATTCCGTAAGTATGCTCACAAGATTCTGGTCTGTATCTGCGAGGACTTCATCGGTCACTGGGAAATAGCCCCCGTATTTATCAATCTTGTATTCAAGAATAGAAAACTGTGGAGTATCTTTCTTTCCAATTTTGCCCTTTTCGCCGACCTTTGTAAATCCAGTCTGGGAAGCTCTCTTCTTAAAAGTCCTTCTACCTTCATTTGTCTTTACGCTTTCAACCTTAACAAGCTGTCTAAGTGAAAATTTTGAATCTCTGAGTGTCTCTACTCTTGTTCTGATGTCCTGCGGTACAGTATAACCGCCATCGGCAGGTGTCCCCTCTGACATATCCTTTGTAATTTTGCCCGCTCTGATAGCATCGCAAAATTTCTGAACATCTGTGGGTTCTTCTGATTTTTTGGCTGGTTCTGTACTTTTATCCGGAACGCTCTGCTTTGCAAGGTTGAGAAGCTGACTTTCAAGGTCGTAAGACTTTTTGAGTTCTTCCGCTTCATTTGCTATTTTCTTTGCTTTTTCTACATCACCTTCTTCAAGGAAAACCCTTGCTTTTGTGATAAGTGCTGTAATTTCAGCCTTTACATTTTTCATATCTCTGGTCATTCGTCTTCCTCCATTTCAATCTCAAGCAACCTCAGTCTTTCTTCAACTGTCGCTGTATCGTTAAAATTTTTCGTTGTGCCTGCCGCCCTCTGAGCTGGGACAGCTACGAAAGAAATTTCATAAAAATCTGTACAACCATCAAGAATGCGATATGCAAACTTTTCATCATATCTACTGCCTTTATTGTGTCTGCACGGCTTTTCAGAACCGCAAATTGAGCAAACTCTTTTTGCTACACTACAGCTTACTGAAACTTCTTTTTTAATTCCGCCCTCAATTTCTTTTATCAGGTCGCTTGTTCTGCCTGTTTTTACTATGTAGCAATATGCGATTACGGATTTTATGCCGTTTTCTTCGATGATTTCCGATTTATACACCCTTGCATTTTGATTTTCCGCTTTCGCATTATGGTCAAAAAGCATTGTTTTTCCGACTATTTTTTCTGCAATTTCGGCAAGTGCTTTATCCGAAAAGGCTTCAAAATCCCTGTCAACCTGGTTGTCGCAAGCTTTCACTTTGAAGCAGAAAACTTCTTCCGGTACAAGCTCCCGAAGTGTAAATTTATTGATTTCTGACATTTCTGTATTTGTATCTACAGCTTTGATAACATTAAAATTTTTTTCAGTTTCCATGTTTTCACCTCCTATTCGTGTACACCCCCATACTGTTTCCCAGCGTCTTTCACTGGTATCATAGTGCCATTACACAACAGTTCGTCACACCCCATAGCGTGCATATCCAAAAATGCTCTTGCCTCATCAGGTGTGTATATTGACCCTGCTACAGCTTTTGTGAGACTTTCAAGCTGCGTTTTCAGGTCAGCTCTGAGCATCACTGAAACGTTGAATTTCGTATATATACCTTCGGAAATCTGCTTGTCAGTAAGCAACTTATAAGTAACTTCTTCCTCATACTGTTTTATGATATACAGCATGGTGTCAACATAAAAAGCTAAATTTTGCTGTTCAGCCGCAGCGTAAGATGCTTTTTCATAGTCGTTTATCTGATTTGGCTTTATACCAAAAGCCGCCGCAATCTGCAAGGCTGAATATCTTTTCAATTCAAGGAACTGCGCGTCCGTGAATTTCGTATTCAGAGGAGTTAAAGTATAACCAAGGGGGATAGGTATCATAGATTTAGCATCACTCACTGCACCCATCGCATATTGTTCCGTTCCTCTGACCAGTCGCTTAACATTGTCATCGTTCAAGTCGCCTGTATACTGCAAAACTGCTTTAGCAACGAAGCCTGTTTCATACATACGGTTCAGCAGATTTTGGGCTTTTGCCGTGCCATTCACCGTACTTTCAAGTATTGCCGCTACTGGTATACCCGTAACCCCACCATCAAAGCTTACAGACGTTTTGAAGTGGAGCACTTCCTCAGAAGTCAATTTATAGATATTTCCGTCTTCAGGACAGCTATATATATACCACAGTGTGCTGACATCTGAAAGTTTTTTTGCATTATCATACCATATCTGAACACTACCCGGAGGTAGTATCCATAGTGTAGGAGTATCTGTATCAGCATCCTTTATGTAAACATAAGCGTTTCCGTAGTGATTTCTGTTAAATTCTACTACAGACCAGAATGTTGTCGCCGTCATGTACGGATTCGGTTTATATCGTATCACCCTGTACATCGGACTTAAAAATTTGGTTACTCCGCCTTCTTCTGTTTCCTTCATAACTTTGAAGGGAAGCTTACCCATAGTTTCTGAAAGGATTTTCAGGCAAGTGAAGTAAGTCGCTTCGCTCAAAGCATCTTCTTTTGTATCCTTTAAACCTAAAAAATCAAGTAGCTGATTCAGTTCTACTGTTCGCTGATAATTTTTTTTACTTTTTTTCTTAAAAAAATTGCTGAAACTCTTAAAAATACTTACTTTCACCACCCCATTTCATCAAGATATTTTCCGAGTTCCTCCTGAACATCTATCGGTTCTTCTTTTCGTTTCATGAAGGCGAAATGACTATCAATACAAGCATCAACTGGGTCAATTCTTTTTATTTTTTTTCGACCTTCTTTATCGACTTTTATTTCACCAAAGGAATTTGCTACTATTTTCGCATGAGAAAAAGACCACACGAATAACGCATTGTTCTTGTTATATTCAAGTAACTTCGATTTATAAAGATTGATAATATCTTTTGTCGCATCATTCAGATTCCTTGCGGATTGTGCTACCATAAGCAAAGGACAGCCAAATTCCTCAAGGTCAGCAAGCACTCCATCAGCGTTATGTGGGTCATATGCTATAGTGTCTATTTTTAGGTCGTATTTTTCGACTATATCTTTGATATACCGAACAATGAACTTGTAGTCGTTTTTAAACGAATTTTCTCCGCCTGTGGTAGTCAACAGCCCATCTTTTTCCCACATATCGTAGGGGGCGAGGTCTGACTGTATATGCTCCTGTAAACGACCTAAAGGCATAAACGAATGTGAATGCATGAAATACTTTATTTGGTCCTTTTCTTTGAATTCTATTTCAAGATTTACAGTCGTCAAATCTCCGCCTTCTGACAAGTCAAGCCCTATCGTACATATACTACCCCGAAAATTTTCAAGTGTCTTTTCTGTACCGCAAGCAAGAAATTTGTCTATATCTTCGATATAGATATTGTCCGCAAGCCTGCTCCACAAATTCAAACTCTTAACCATGAAGTCCCTGAGTTCCATTCCTCCAGCTTCTTTCGCAAGCCTGCTTTCATCTGCTATATTCTTTCTTCCCTTTTCCGTCTGACAGAGCAGAGGGTTTGCTTTGTACTGATTTTCAGGAAGCCACATATCATCATTCTTGTCCAGTGCATAGATATCGACAAAAGTTGTTTCATCGGAAAAACTTCCTTCCAGTATGGATATAGCAAGACTATCAAATTCATAACAAAAGCTATCGGTATTGAAGCCCCTTGTGGTTATCATGGATAGTAGCGTTTCATCGAGGTTTCTTGTACCATTTTTCATAGTTTTGTAAATTTGGTTATCTTTGTGCTGATGGATTTCCAATTATGTTATCGCAAAGGCTTTTTATCCTTTGCTTCTTACAGTTTCCTATAAGGTCGGCGTACATTTTCAAGCAGAAGCTTGTCGGATACTCTTGCCAGGATTATATTTATTCACCTAGTACGCTCTACGGTGTTCAGTAACCTTTCGCAATTTACTGACTTACCTCGGTATTAGCCTGTAATGAGAATTTTTTTATTATATTTGATACTGTGCATCTATTAATTCTCAATATTTCACCTATTTCTTCATGCGTAAGTCCTTCATTTTTTAATTCTATAATCTTATCATATCTCAACTTATCCCTTAGATGTGATAAACTTCGGGTTATTCGTTTATATTGTGAATAAGTAATCCCTGTCTCTGCTATTATCTGTTTAACTGAAAACCCATCAAAAAACATTTTTCTTACTTGAAGTTCGAGATTTCTTTTATCGGACTTTATTCTTTTTTTATTGTTTTTTGCTTGCTGAATAGCCTTATTCTTCTCTACAAATCTTCCTAAAAGGGTTGGATTTAAATCTTTTCTGACTGTAACCCAATTCTTACATCTGGCTATTTTATTTATTGTTGTATTATCTACTCCATATTTTAAAGCCAAATCCTTATCTTTTACGCCTTCACTTAAAGCTATCTTTATTTCCTCAACTTGAGCAACTGTAAGTTTACTATTCTGCCCATAATGCGAAACTCTTATTTTCTCTTTAGTTTCTAAACTAAGAGAATGACTATTTCCACCTGGATTTATATTATAGCCTTTAGTTCTGTTAGTGGCATCATATAAAGTGATGTAGTAAATCTCTTTAGTATCCAATTCTTCGATTGGACATCTACAAATAATTTTGTACTCAAAACTATCAAAGCCATATTTATTTACCGCTCTTTGTAGATAACTATTATGATGTTTGCCATTCAGCAATTCTGATTTATGTTCTCGATACCTTGTAGATAAATATCGAGTTTGCCCGATATATACTTTCCCATTTTTTATATTGGTAAATTTATAAATTCCACTATCTATTTTCATTATTTAGCCTTTACCGATTTTACCCGATTTGAAATCGACAAAATCTATCGATTGAAGCAAAGATACCTCTAAAGCCATCGTCAAGGGAACGCTCCTTCGACAATGCTTCCATGGTACATTTTGTGGTCTTGCAGGTTATCAGGTTTTTGTACTCCTGCACCCGGAAATATCGTTCTAAGTCTGGGTCAATCTCAATGAATTTTTGCATTTCTTCCCATGCGAGCTTTGCTTGTGCCTGCTTAGTCGCTACAGTAAACAGTTTGCCGTAATTATATCCGCTGAAAGCTGATATATATATCGCCAGAATACCATTTTGAAAAGTCTTTCCGTTCTGTCGTGCCATACTTTTGTATGACACCCTGAAACGCCTGAATTTAGTATTCATATGCACCCAACCGAAAAGACTTCCTATGTCGAAGCACTGAAAACCATAAAGCTTCAAAGGTGTAGGTTCTCTACCCTCTGCGATAGTCATTGTTTCGGCACATTCAAGAACTCTTTCAGACAATTCAGGTTTCCATACATACGGAAAATCCTTTGTTCCCTGCCGTGCAAGGTCTTTCAGATGCCTTTCACACGCTTTGCGGTGTAAATGCCCGACATATGGGATTTTATCAGCAACTACCGCCTGTGCATACTCTGTCACCCGGTCTTTCATCCGACTTCAAACCTTCCGAATTTGTTTGAATCCGGAGTTTTGTCTTCTACCGGTTTTTTCGGGATATTCCTGAGAGCAGAGGCGGCAGTCATCATATGCTCCCTTTCGAGTGCAGTCATTTCTTTTCGCATAGCTAAAATCTGACGGTCATATGATAGCCACAGTTTTTGAAGATTCGCAGACTGTGCAACAGCTTCCGGCTCAATACTGCTTTCAAGCAGTGCGATTTTTGCTTCAAGCTTTCGTTTCTTTTCCTGCAAATTTTCAACTTCTGAAGTTATAATAGCATACCTATTTACTGCATTTTCATACAGACCATCACTTTTTCCTATGGACTGGAGAAGTTCTGCAACTCTTTTAAAGGTCGCATGAGCAACTGCATTACCCTTGACTTCCTCCGCCTCCTGCATCTCCACACCTGAGAGGAGGGCTTGCTCTGCTACTGCTCTCATTTCAAGTTCCGCTTTGGTCTTATGTGATTTGCCTTCTTTTACTATCATCTCTATAGGCTTACTTGGTCTTCCTGACATTTCCTTTTTCCTCCCTTTTTCTTCCATATGGTTATATATTCCAAAAATCTGGATTTAAGGATTTTTTGCTACGAAGAAATCCCTTTTGCATAGCTTTTCCCTTTTTTACCAAACTTTTTTCATACCCCCCTATATTCCGTTATTTTTTACATCATTTTTCTATAATGTGTATGTGCGTTTTCCGTTCCTCCGCGACATGGCATTTTCTGCACACCGCCATCAAATTTGTTTCGTCCAGCCGCTTCGTCCAGTCAACCCGCAGCGGAATTTTATGATGCACTTCGGTGGCGATTCCCCCACATACTTCGCACCTGAACCCCCGTTTGTACATATATGCACGGGATAACTGTCGCCACTCAGGGGACTGATAAAATGTTTGCGTTTTTGGGTCCCGTTTCAGATTATAGCGTTTCTGTCGTTTTTTCTGGGATTCCTTCTTTTTCCGTTCTACTGCTGCATCTATAATAGCCTGACATTTTTCGCAGTGTTTCATATAGTACGGAATTCGTTTCCCACATCGGGGGCATACTCTTTCAATCATTTGTGCAGTTTAACCCTCTTTTTGTGTAGTATTTTGTGCAATCATACAATTTCGTTCAGAATGCTTGACATTTTGCAAAGAATAGTGTATAGTATAGACAGTAAATAAAACGCGCCCGCAAGGGCAAAACGAAAGGAAGTATTTATTATGTTTACAGACAATTCACGCTACAGAAAAGCGCATAACGAAATCGTTGATTTCGTTATGCATCAGGTCAGCATTGACCTGAACCAGTTCCGTAACGGTGACGGAACCAGTCCCTACACAACATCATATTGGGACGTCAAAAAACGTTCCTGTATCTGTGTTGACTGGTCTAAAATGACCCGCAACCAGAGAAATACACTTTTGTCTTTAAAATTCATAACCGTCACAATCGGCGGTGCATGGATTGCCTACATTGGAATTAAAAAAACAGAAACTACAACTACTACACCGGCAGAAGCTACAGTTACTACAACTACAGTAACCACAGCTGTGGAAACAGCTGAAACAACTGAAAACGTTACAGCCGAAACAGCCCCGGCGGTAAAGTACGACCGCAAAGCGGTTATGCGCAGGGCGTGGGAAATTTTCCACACGCTTCAGGGCGACAGAAATGCAAAGCTTTCCTATGCCCTTAAAATGGCATGGGCGGAAGCAAAAGCACCGGCGAAATCCCTGAAAGACCAGATAATTGAAAAAGTTGAATACATCGTGAGCAAGGCAAGCGATATATACAATTACGAAATCATTGCACGTGATTGGGCTAACTACGGGAAAGCCCGCACCTACATCAAAGTGAAGGAAACTTCCAACAGTAGTAAACACTACAAGTGTTACGACTTTGGTTATATAGATAATATAGCCAATACATATATTGCCGGCAATAAAGACGCAAATGGCAATTTTGACCTTGCCGGTGCATACTTAGATTAATGGGAAAATAAGAAAATGGAGGAAAATACTATGAAATATAATACGAAAGAAATCATGCAGAGAGCATGGCAGATATACAGAACACTCAAAGGTGATAGAGATGCGAAGCTTAGCTACGCTCTCAGACAGGCGTGGGCAGAGGCTAAGAACGGCGATGCAGTTTATAGCTGGTTAAGCACCGGCGGCACGGAAATAAAATTGGTCGCAAAATACACCGCCTATATGGCGGATGAAATCCTGTACGCTGACGGTCAGGAAATAAAAACAGGCAAAAAAATTATCGAATCTGATGCCTGCCTGACTGCATACGTTGACGGTCAGGAAATTGATGAAACCAAGAATGTTGATTATTGGAAAGTAATTGACATTCAGATTAATGGCAAAAAAGCCTATAAAATTTGGGGAATTGCCAAAATTGCGTTTTCGTCTGCGACTGCGGATGAAATTGAAAAATTTTTAAACAGTGTCATCGAAAACGGAACAGATGACACCGTGAAAAAAATCAGACAGAAACAAAACGAAATACAGTATTACGCTAACATCATCGACAGTGCTGAAAAACAGGATAGTATTCCCACAAAAAAAGAAAGGGATAGGTGGGAAAGAAACTATAACAGCACCTACAACGACGGCGGTGAAGGCTATGTACCCCACATGTTGTGCCTGGAAGAATACCAGTGGGCAAAAGCCCAAATCGAAAAATTATTAAATGAATAACGGACGGCGGTGACCACCCTGAGCGTACGACGACGGCGGTGGTGGTTACTATATAGACGGCGGTAGTTGTTATATGAACGGCGGTGGCAACTGTTCCCATGCGGACGGTGGTAGCAGTTGTTACCTTCCGTTCTATATAATAATTGCACCAAACAACAGTTTCACGCAATTAAATTTTTGGTTCGTAACCGCTTTGTAATTCGTTAGATTTTCTGCGTGTGATAACTACAGATAATCTAATGCGGATTTGGAAATAACTTGTTCCTGAGAACGAAAAGATTACAGGTGTAACCGTTTTGTAACTAAAAAATCCCCCATCCCGGATAACATAATCCAGCTGGGGGATTTGTTTTTTCCTATGTCTACAGTATATCATACTACATAGTAAAAAACAGTGACATTTGGTGACATCTTTTTTTTCGGTGGAGGTTTTTATTCAGGGATTTTTATTTTCTGTAACGCCGTCCCGTGTATGCGTAAAATCTGCCGCCTGGAATACCCCATCGCTTCGGCGATACCCTGCGTGTATTCCCCGCTGTATTCGTCAAAACGCCCCTCCCACCGCTGAAAAAGAAGATACCGACGTTCAAGGACTTCCCTCTGAGTTTCGTCCGGTACAGTCTTTATGGCGTTCTCAATTTCAATTCGTTTATCGACCAGTTCGTCAATGACTGCGTTCGCCTGCTGTTCATAGGCGTTTACCTTTGCGACCGCTTCTGTTGCGTCCTGATATCCGTACAGGCTCGCTCTTAGCTTCTCTGCTTTCTCCACAATCAGCATCGCTTGCCTGTCCAGTTTATACGCCTGACTAAGAAATTCCTTTGCTTCCATTTTTATATCGCTCCTTTTCTTTTAGCAAAATCCCTATAGCATACACTTCAAGGAAAATCGCCGTTTCTTCATCTATACTGCCGTTCTGCACTGCTCCGTACAGTGCTTTCACACGCCATATGAAAAAAATTTCGGGTTCAAGTGCGGCTTCGCCCCTATTAATCACATCACTGATACGCTTGATAGGCGTGCCGTCAAAGGCTTTACGTTCCAGTGCGTTTATATCTTCCCAACATTTTTCTTGACTGCCATTAAAGCACTGTCCGAATTCTTTGTAGGGGAAAAGGTGCTTTCGTATCGCCACATCTTTCAGGGCTTCACCGTCCGCTTTCGTGATATATCCTTTTTTATACTTATCAAATATTTCCTGTACTTCCATGCAGTAAGCCCGTTCAGACGGCGGTAGCTGGCTGTAGTCAGATTTTTTGAGTGCCATTTTGTCAAGTATTTTCCATTGGGTCATATCTATTTCACTTCCTATTCTAAAATTTTTAAATGTAGTGCCGGGTAGTGCCGACTTGCCGGCAATTCTATAACTTTATATATAAATTTATTTTTTTCTTTAAAAAGAGTTGTAAAAAGGGTTCCAACCTTCCATACCCTCCATACTAATTTTATCCAGTTATATTGACGTTGTAGTTATCTACTGCGATGCCGACAAAAATATTGCTTCTGGTAAAATAAGCCGTGACGGGTTGTGACGGGTTGACGGCGTTTTTATAACTTTATATATATTTAAATTATTTTTTCTTATAAAGAGTTGTAAAAAAGGTGTCAACCCGTCACTACCTGTCACCCTAAATTTATCCAGTTATATTAACCGTATAATTATCCAGTTTAATCCCAGAAAATGAACGTGTTTTATTTGTCCTTATTCTGGTGAACTTCTTCGCCATTTCCTGTGAAAACTTCGTACTACTCATCTCATATTCATTATTCGCCCTCGCCCACTGTGTATAGGCGGTATACAACACTGTGGACTGTGTGCGGTCGTTCGGGTTGCCGACTGTACAGCAGTCAGCTATAAACGCCGTCAGAACGTCCATTTCGCCCTTATACTCGCTTATCGCCTGTATCACCTGTGCGGGCTTTTTTAGTTCCCCTGCTCTCTGGTAGGCGGTGAAACCGTCAACAGCCCATCGCAGGATTGCGGGATACTCCTTTTTCAGCTTGTACTTCAGCGTGCGGTCAACCTTTTCTTCCGGTATCTGTACAGTGAACGGAATTAAATGTATTCTACGCCATATACCATCGTCACGACCACGGATTATAGGCTTATGGTTTGTTGCCAGCCATATCTTAAATTCCGGGCGGAACTCAAATTCGCTTGCGTACTGCTTTCTCGCTGTCAGTGGGTCGCCCCCTGACAGCTGTTTGATTAATCCCTCGTTCAGCCTTGCACCCTCGTTCGGTTCTACCGATACCACAAACCTCGCTCCTTTCAGGCGTGCGATATCCGATGATGCCTGATTTCCCGCCTGTCTTTTGACTGTCAGTGTTTCCGGCTGGACATTCATACTGTAGTCGCCTAAAATGTCGTATATCACGTCCAAAAATGTCGATTTTCCGTTTCTACCTTCGCCGTATAAGAAAAAAATACATTGTTCGGCGATACTACCCGATAGGCTATAGCCGATTGCCTGCTGTACATATGAAATCATATCAGGGTCACCCCCGAAAATATCATTGAGAAAAGCAAACCATACAGGACAATCGCAGATATCCCCCAGACGTGTGGTAACGGATTTCGTAATCAAGTCATTGCGGTCATGTTCCTGCAATTCGCCGGTTCTCAGATTAACAGTGCCGTTGGTGCAGTTTAACAGAAATTTGTTTTTGTCAAGCTGGTCTGGGGTCACCGGGCATCTTTGGCGGGTTTCCATTATCATCGCTTTTTTGGCGTTGTGACTGCGGGATTTCGTTAGGTGTTTCTGGTATGCTTTTGCCATGTCTTCATCGTCTGCATATCTTCCCTGCTCTGCCTGCATACGTTCAAGCAGTATGTCCACACAACGCAGTATAGTCCCTGTAGTGTCGTCACACCATTTACGCCCGTCATAGTACAGCCAGGCGTTATCAGTGAAGCAGTAGCGTATATCGTCCCCGAAAACGTCACACAGACGTTCTGCATTGCCTGTATCGTCAAACGTGTAAAATTTCTGTGGGCTAACCTGTTCCGCCCCCGCCTGCTCCGGCATAGGGGCAAAATTCACAGCGTATGCGGATTTCTTAGGTGGGGTATATACACTCGTACAGCCGTCAATTGCTTTCTGTATGGTCATCTGCCCATAGGTACGCTTCCCGTCATGGACTTCGTCCCACTTTTTTCGCATCATGCCACTACGACGATATATAGCGTCCATCTTTACCGGGTCGCACGCTGTCCAGAATGCAAGAATGTTACAAAATGCCATATCAGCACTGGAACGGTCAGGGCTATAAGCCTGAAAATCACCGGCTAAAAAGCTCTCGAAAAGACTTCCCTGCTTCGAGTTCAAAGCGGTCTGTATGATTTCGTCCACGTCAGGCATGGGGGCAATATTTTCAGGCAGTGTCTGCTGAACCGGTTTAGGCTCTGTTCCGCCTATGTATTTCCCGTGTAGCTGTGCTATGGTGTCCGTGCAGTCAGCTATATCGGAAAAATCGGAAATGGCGTTTCCGGTCATTATGAAATATCTGCCGTTTTCGTACATTTCAACGTTTTTCTTACGTTTTCCGCCCTTCGGGATTTTACCCTTGCAGATGATATGAATGCCTTTCCCAGACTGCGACAGTTCAGTGTACGACCTGAGAGTGTATACGAACTCGGACACAATGCCGTCCATATCGCCCCTGCGGAATTTTTCAAGGTCCTCATCTACGCCGTCAAGGTCAACGCCGAAATAGCCAGTACCGTCGAAAATGAAGCCTATACCGCTGTACTTTACGGCTTCTCTGACTGCTGTATCGAAGTCGCACCATGTGTCAGGTGATGTGCTTCCTGCCGGTTGCCCGGTCTTAGCATCAATCGGGATTTTCCTTAGCTTTCCGGGTCTGCTTTCATCGGGAATACCTTTCCAGCACACCCATTTTCTAAGCAATTTCAGCTCATTGGGTATTTTCTCAAACATATTTTCCCTCCTAAAAAATAACACCGCCCGTTTTACCGGGCGGTATATAGATTACGTTTTTACAGGTTAAAATGGCACGTCTGCATCGTCCATCAGTTCTGAAAAATCAGGCGTATCCGGTAGCATAGCCCCCGCTACTGATGTCTGGGGCTGTGAAGCGAACGACTGTGGCTGAGAAACAAAGGTCTGTGCAGGCTGTGCGGTCTGCTGTGTTTTCCACACATGACGGCAATCGGTGTTTTTTGTCTGCTCAACGTTTGTAACTTTTTCGTAGGTTCTTCCGTTCCATTTTTCCGTTCCGACAGTCATCAGTACAGGCTTGTCAACAAGGGCTTTCAGTAGGTCGTCAAGGCTTTCAAATGTCGAATTTGCTGGTATACTGCACGCTTGAGCGATTTTCATAACGAAGCTAAAGATGAAGCCCCCGATTGCGTTGTCGTTCGGTGACGGGTCAAGTGCCTTGTAAATGTCATAGAAATAGCACTTATTTTTTCCTGACTGCTCCACATCATTTCTGATAGTCAGCACTATCTGTATGCGCTGTTTGCCGTTCTTGTTTTCGTTGGTAGTTGCCGATTTTACGACTGCTTCGTATTTTCCCGGCTTCACGGTGTAGTTGTCAATTTCTTCGTAATTAATGTTAAAATTCATAATTTTTTACTCCTATCAATCCCATTGCATCGGCGATACTACGGCATACACCGGCTATCGCCCCTGCGGCTTTCATCTGGTCAATAAAATTCTGCTGTTCTGGTCTGATACGCCCATGGGGGGTCTTCACTTCGATAAAAACCGCCCTTCCGTCCGATTTTCGCACGCCGAAAAGGTCTGAGAAACCTTTTGGCACGCCCGTATCAAAATGTCGCCCGTCATACGTCATACCTTTTCCGACGTTTACACGGAAAATCACCACATACGATGATACCGCTAAACGTATCAGGGTCATAAGTTCGTGTTCTTCAGTCATAGTAACCCCCTATTCTTTGCCTGAAAGTACGCCCACCCGGGCTTATAGCCTCTTGCTTTTCCGTATGCTAGTAGCTCTTTATAGCTTTTACAGTCTGTGGGCTTACGGTAGTCCAGTTTGAAGCTTTTAATTTCTTGTATGGCGACTTCTTTCTTTTCTTCGATTTCTCTTGGGGCGGTTTTCTGGGGCTTTTCATAGCCACAGTTGGGGCATTTTTTCAGCTTTTTGTCGTACACGAAAAAACACTTTTCGCACTGTACGGCACTGCTTTCACTCGCTTCCCTCGACTGCCTTTTTTCGCCGTGTAGCGACCACTCATGCGGTTCATCAGGCAAACCGAAACGGATGTAATTTCCTACATGGTCGATTATCAGTGCCGTTTTTCCCGCCCTGTATCGCATACACCGCATAGCCTGCTGTATGTACAGTGTCAACGATTTCGTAGGTCGTAGCAGTATAGCACACTCACAGTCCGGTACGTCAAAACCTTCCGAAATCAGGTCGACATTACATAAAATTTTAATTTTGCCGGCTCTAAAGCCGGCTATCACCTCCTTTCGCTGTTCTTTCGGGGTATTTCCGTCTATGTGTGCGGCTGATATACCTTCACGGCTGAAGCTGTCCGCCATTTCCTGCGACAGTGCTATGGTGGGGGCATAGCAGATAGCCTTTTTACCGTCCGCCAACTTCTTGTATGTAGCGACCACATCGCCGTTTATAGCCTGCTTTTTC